TCACATGGGCTGAACTGTAGTCACCATGCCCCAAGCCTTCAGCGACGTCTGCACCAATCACATAGGATTCACCCTCTTGAGGCATTTCCCAGATCCTTAGAGGACCACCATCCTCAACAAACCTGAAGACGGTTCTGACGCTGGTTGAACTCAAGTAGCCCTCTTCGGGGACTATTGGTTCAATTTCTCGGAGGACGTCCAAGTCGAAGACTGGACGACCGGAACGAACGAATGCTTCTTCTGGGTCACTTGGGTATTCCTGCGCTAACTGCCAATCTGGCAGGTCACGTTTCTTGGCTTCATACCAAGACTGGTCACGATCTCCAGCTGACCATGGGAAGAAGATTCCTTTGAATCGGTTGGTCGCATTCTGCGAACCAACCCACAACTGGTGAAAAATGTTTCCCTCACCGTTGGCCGTTGACAGACAGATAACACGTCCACCAACGTCAGCAATCGGTTCGATAGAAGCCCAAGCTTCTTCAGGGTTCGGCAAGAATGCCATTTCGTCAATAACGACACGGTATACGGATTCACCACGTGCCGGATCATTGCCAGAAGGCAACGATTCAATTGCGGAATCATTAGAGAAAACCATCTTCAACTGGTTATCTGAAACCAGTTCAGGCCCACGTACCTTCATCCATTGTGGCATCATCTTGTAGCCGTATTTTGTTTTCTGCAAAAGCTTGGATGCTTCACGTTCGGTACGACTCAGCATGACAACGAATCGGTCTGCCCAAAAGAATGATTCCCAAAATACGAATGCTGCGGCTAGTGTGGAGAATCCGATCTGGCGTGCTTTGAGAACAATGCTGTAACGCTCTTCAATCCAAGTGCGCACAGTTTCCTCTTGTGCTTCACGAAGAACAAACTTGATACGACCACGCTCAGGATGGCGGATTGTCCAATATGATGAGCAGAAATACGCAAACGCTTCAACAAGTTCGTTTGCCGAACCATTCTCTGGACCTCTGCATTTGCGCCATTCCTTCTCGTTGAGAAGGTCTGTCAGTTCCATTACTTTGCTCGCTTGCGCCCCTGGGAAGCCATCTTCTGAAACTTGGCTTTACCATACTTCTTGCGACCAATGCTGGCTGCCAAAGCCCCAGGATTCTTTACCCCTTGGGACTTCAGGCTCTTTTCAAGTTTGGCAAAACGTCCACCACCGCCAACACGCATTGAGCGTGCCATTAACGGACCTTCTTCTTGACCGCCTTAACAGCCTTCTTCTTGACCACAATACGGCGACCGTATCGAGAGTCCTTGGGATCCAGCCAAGAGTAAACAACTGGAAGCAATGCGGCCACACCTGCATTTAGGATGACGGTCCATTCACGGCTACCGGCCGTGTATGCGGCAATTACTGCGGCAGCGAATACCTTTGCCCATGACTTGAGCATTGCCTGATGTTCTGCTGATACCTTCATTTTTCTCCGATCTACCATTTACCCAGTGGGCATTTGGATGATTTGATTCTGCTTTTTACAGGCATAAAACATTTGCAGACTTTACATTGTGCAAGATGTTTGTTGAACTTTTCGCATTCACGGCAAACATTCATCCGTGTTTTTAAATCTATCGAACTGATTTCCATTCCGATGCCTCATCATCCCAATTGTGCGAAACGATCCAACTACGAGAATCTTCATCCCACTCATATAGGAAATCATCATTTTCTGGGTATGCGATTGGGGCAACCCAATCCAAATCAGAGTTCAACTCCCAACTAGCGAATGGTGCTGGAAGAATAAAAGAATCGGTGACCTCATCGTAGCGTGAACCAGGCCTAGCAAATGTCTTCCGAATGTTGCCGTTGATACTGGTACGCAAGCATCGCTGCCCACGGAACTGTGAATAATGCTCTTCCCAGTTGGAAATTCCATCAACGACTTCCCACTCGTTGCGACCAACAATAACTTCAGTCACAATGTTGTTCTCGTCAAGAAATGCGTAGTGTGCCATTAGAAGGTAATCGTCCCTGTTCCGCCAGTAAAGGTGTAGATTCGGAAACCACCGTTGGTGGTTGTCGTGTAGGTAAGACCGCCGCTGATTGAGGTAATTACTGCTTCGCTATCAGCATAGCGCAAAGCAACAATTCCAGAACCACCAGTTCCACCATAACCAGTTGGGCCACCACAGTCACGGCCGCCACCACCGCCGCCACCACCGGTGTTTGCTCCGCCGTTGCCACCCCAGCCACCACAGCAGTTCGGTTCGGTTCCTGCTCCGCCGCCACCGCCACCGGAACCTCCAGGGCATCCAGAACCATTTTGTACACAGTTAGCGGCATCACCCTTACCGCCTCCACCACCACGAGTTACAGCAGTTCCGGTAATTGAGTTGCTCAAACCATTACCACCAGTACATCCAGAGTTTGTAGAGCCAGAACCCGCTCCACCGCCACCAGCAGAAACAGTGTATCCCTGTGTTGGTGATGCGCCGTTCCCTGCGCTACCACCATAGTTTCCACCAGCAGTAGATGTAATTGTCGATAGAACAGAGTTGCTTGCAGCACCGCCCACAGTAACCGTATAGGTTGTTCCACGAACGAACTCAATTGGCGCTTCAGCAGAACCGCCACCACCGGTAGTTGCACCGGTCACAGATGTGCGGTAACCGCCGGCTCCACCACCGGCACCACCGTTGCCACCACCGTATCCGCCACCAGCAATCACTAGGTACTGAACAGATACGGGAGCTGGTCCGCCACCACGACGAACAGTATCAACCTGACCCTGGACGCCACGACGACTACGTGGCGCAAGAGCGCCACCAGCCATCGCTTTCCCACCAAAAGTTTCAATTAACGCTCTGGGCATAAATACCTACTAAGCGGTGATTCGGTTCACATACCCCGACAGAGCAATAACATTCGTCGTACCAGCGAACGCACGAATAACCAACGGAGTAGCATTACCCTTAAGAATAAGACCAGGAACAATCAAATACAGACCGTTTTCAGCCTTGACCGTAAACTCAATATGGTCGTTTGGTGCAGTCGTGCCACCCCATTCAATCGTCAACTTAACATCTGCTGCGCTGGTATTAACCGCATAAATCCACACCTCATCCAGCGTGGTAGCGGTGGATGAACCAGTGTGAATCGTGGTTCCAGCGGTTGCGGTTGCTGCGACAAGAATCTGCCTGCCGTCGGTTGAACCGCTAAGGATTTGCTTCGAAAATGTTGCCATACTGAATACTCCGTTCGTTACCTAGAAGATTGCCATTGCGAGAATGAACTGGTCGTCTTCCTTGGCATTCATGACAAATGCCGTGGTTGCGACCTGTGTAGTGCTGGTACTTATTGCCGCCGTAGGAGCAGTTGGGGTTCCGGTAAGGGCAGGAGACGCCAGTTTGGCGTATCCCTGACCAACGACATAGGCCGTTGTTGCGACTTGAGTAGTATTTGTATCAACAGCCGCAGTTGGAGCCGCAGGAGTGCCAGTAAAGGTTGGAGAAGCCAGCGGAGCACGGCTGGTATCACTAGGGTGTGCGTGATCCTGACGGGCATACTTGAGACTTGTGCCAACGGTTGCCGTGTTGTCCATTGCTGGAGATGCCGTTCCGGCCTGACCTACAACAAATGCAGTAGTTGCTACCTGTGTCGTGTTGGTATCAGCCGCCGCTGTTGGAGCTGTCGGTGTACCCGTCAAAGCAGGGCTAGCAAGAGGAGCCTTGGGAGACAGCAAGTTTGAGATTGCAGAAGATGTTGAAACATACTCAGCTAAATCTGCCGTACTTACCTTCTTGGTCGTAGTTGCACTCGTGTCGACAATGGGCAGAACATCTGCACCAGCAACATCTGCGGCGACAAGCGCTGTCAGCGTAGAAATTTTACTATCAGCCATTGCCTACCTCCAGCAACATAAAGTCTCCATTCTCTAAGAGCAAATCGTTACCATTTTCGAGTTCAAGGTTAGACACGGCGAAGTCTGGGTCCGACCAAAACGAGTTAGACAAATCGCCCCATGTCGTACCAGAAGCGCCCTGAGCCACATAGTAGTCGTACTGTAAAGCACCCCGATACTGAAGACCTACAGTAGACCAATGCGTATACAGCAGATCGCCCAGCGTGTCCCCACCTGTCGGATACATCGCCTTTAAGGCAACAAACATCGCATCATTAGTCGTTGTCATAATCCCTCATCTTCCTCGGTTCGCCTTCACAACAAGAATCTTTATAACCACACTCAGGGCAACGCCAACGACAAGCAACCGGAGGATACTGGCAGCCACACGTCGGACACTCAACACTGGAACTCATACAACTTTCAGCTGAGCCCTAGCAGACTTCTCACGCTCAGCAACAGCAGCAATCAACTGATCCAACTCCTCATCAGACAACTGAGAAGCCTGCTTAGAAGACTGAACCGTCACCGTCGCAGGAGCCATACGATTCGTAGCCTGCAAATACAACTGAGCAGACTTCGTATCACCCTCCAAAGCCTTAGAATACAACGTATCCAAAAGACGCTGAGTACGCTCCGGAGAACCCTGAATATCATCCACCTTCGCCTTCCACAAAGACAAAAACGGCTCACGCTTCTCCCAACGACGCAACGTAGTCTCATTCACCCCCAAATGAACAGCCATCTTATGCTTCGAAGGCGGAACACGCTCACTAGGAGCAGTACACAGCCAATCCAAATACTGTGTCTGCTGTGCACTAAGCTCTAGTTCGTCATTCTGATTCATCAACAATAAACCCACTTTGTTACCTGTGAACGCAATGTAACGGAAGGGGGGGACTATAGGGGGGGAAGGCAAACATGTACCCGATGCCTCACCCCAAGGTGGGGCGAGGGTTACGACCACAGTCCAAAGGAACAAACAATGGCAACCAGCAGAAAAGACCCACGGCTCGCCAGAGCCGGAGTCTCCGGATACAACAAACCAAAACGAACCCCAGGACACCCATCCAAGTCACACATCGTTGTAGCCAAATCAGGCGGACAGATCAAAACAATCCGTTTCGGACAGCAAGGCGTCCGCACCAACCAGACCGCCGGCCAACGAGAAGCATTCAAATCACGTCACGCCAAAAACATTGCACGAGGACCCCTCAGTGCCGCATACTGGGCAGATCGAGTCAAATGGTCCCCCAAAGACACAGCCCAACCCAAAAACAAGAAATGGATAAAAGGCAGCTGAACGTGGCATACAACAAGCCAACACTCAGAAAACGCATCGTCAGCCAAGTCAAAGCAGGCTCACAAGGCGGAAAACCCGGACAATGGTCCGCACGCAAAGCCCAAATAGCCAACCAACGCTACGAAAAAGCAGGCGGAGGCTACACAGGCCCCAAAACCCAAGCCCAATCAAACCTGTCCAAATGGACCAAAGAAAAATGGCGCACCTCAGACAACAAACCAGCCGCCAGACCAGGCGGAACCACACGCTACCTACCAGACGCCGCTTGGAACAAACTTAGCCCAGCCCAAAAAGCCGCAACAAACCGCAAAAAGATAGCCGGATCCAAACAGGGCAAGCAATTCGTTGCGAACACAAAAGCAGCAAAAACAGCAGGACGCAACGCAAGACGCCCCCGATAACCCCAAAAGCCTTATATTAAAAGGCCCGCATCCATAATTTAACACCCCCACCCCTATCTTGGCAGAAACCGCTCTCGCCACGAGCTAATACCATCCATAATGTTCTTGGC